CTGTCCCGCCACCGCGCTACCTCCTAGAACCCAAGCCGGTCATCATCAAGTTCACCGAACACCGCATCCGACAGAATGAACGACGGCTGCGCCTGCGACATGCTGAGCGTGACAACATGCGAGGCAGGGCTGATGGTGTGCTCAATGCGGTCCAACGTTGCGTATTGAGTAATGGCCGAGCCGACAGCTGGAGTGAATGTCACCTGCAACGGGTCGGCAACATCAAGCGCCGCCACGGCGGCACGATCAGCGGTGCCTAGGCCTTGCATCAACACCGACACCTGCTGGATGCGGTAGACAGGGTCTTTGTATCTGCTCAGCAGGTAATCAGCCAGCGTGTCCAGGTCGGTGTCGTTGTCAAACAGTAGGCCGCTCTTGGAGAACTCGCTGATTCCGTAGGCCGTCTGGCTCGTGGCATCAGTCACCACAGCGGTACCGCCGTTGTCACGGCTGATCGTTACCTGGTTGTAGAGCTGCTCAGTGCCGTAATCAATCTGCACGCTAGAGATCGGGATACCCGTGCCGCCGAGCACCGTGGGCGTGGTGAAGTCCTGCGCCCCGTCGCGGTCAATGAACGTGGCCAAGCCAGCGCGGTCCATGTAGAACACGCCAAACTCAGTGTCAGTGACCGTCTGAATGTAGGCGAGCACGTTGGTGTCCTCGCCTGGGGTGTCGGCTTGCAGCGACACCTCGCCGGTATCCAGCGCCCGCTTGCTCGTTGGCCAGTCAGCCTCTGTCAGCACAGCATCAATACGAGTGCCAGACAGTTGCGCCGAGCGGGTCGCTGTGCCTACGGCAACCTGACCCAAGGTGACAAAGCCGTCCACGCAAACAGCAGTAGTGGTGCTGTCGCCCGACACGTCATAGTCCAGGTTCCAGTCATCCACCAAACCTGAGAACACCGGCTGGTCATCTACGCTCACTTGCACGTTCTTGCGCGGCAGGATGCTGGACGAGTACGGGCTGATGGCTGTGCCAGCAGTGGGGTCAAACAGTCGAGCACGGTTGTCTAGGGTGATGTTCGCTGAGCCTGCCTGCGTGCGATCCAGCAGCCGCGAGCGGCCACGAGAGATCGTCAGAGTGCGCACATACTCAGTGACATTAACCAGCGAGAACGCACCACCCAGGGTGTAGGTGGTGTTATCCAGCACACCCTTGACTGTGTCATCTAACTGAAAGAAGTTAGTGACGCCGCCAGCGTCCTGGTCAAAGGCAAAGACAACCTTGACAGCCATCAGGCCACCTTGATCGGAACCGGGCCGTTGCTGCGTTCATACTGCTTCAACGCCTCAACAATCTGCCGACCAACCTGGCGGCCATCGGTGCCCATGCCTGCATTGACAGTCAGGTTGATAGTCGAGCCGCCGCCGCGTGGCATGTATTCGCTACGCACCACCGTGGAATCAACAGCGGGCACAATCAACTCAGGCCCACGCTCGCCCACCAGCGTTGGCATCCCTGCACTAATCGGGCCGCCATTTGCCCTTGTCTGCACGTCAATAGTGCCGCCGCTGACACCAGGCAGGCTGTTGAGTGCCTGATAACGCACGCCAACAGTGATGGTGGTGGACAACTTGCGCTTGACGTATTTCTTGAAGTTGTCGGCTGCCTTGCCGATGCGCTCGCGGGCATTGGCGATCATCTCCACCGCCGACTCGTCGCCCACCTTGGCAAAGGTCTCAGCCATTGGCACGCCTAGCGCTGTCTTGGTGTATGTCGCCAAAGCGTTGTAATTGTTTGTGAGCTGCTCCAATTGCGCCGGATTAGCGCTGAAGTAGTTAGCCAGAGCCACAGCCGCATCAGGTGGCAGCGTCAGGATTTTTTGCGCCAAGGCTTCAGGTAAGCGAGTCATAATGTTGGACTCAGCGATGGCCTTGACCGCCGCTTCACGGTTGTCGATGTCGCCCATGATTGCCTGGAAGATTTGCTCAGGCGTCAAGGGGTTGCCCTCAGCGTCAGTGGTAGCAAAGTCGAGGCTGCCAAGAATGGTGTTAGTGACGCTATCGGCGTAGGAGTCCAACTCAGCGGTGGCCGATTGAATGATGCCTACTTGGGTTCGCACGACGTTGCGGAACACCTCAGTACGAGCCTCAAAGGCATTACCAAGGGCCTCGCTGACCTTGACTGCGTCGCCCTCAATGCTGACCCGCGCATCACCAAAGTCTTTGGCGGCCTGCTTGAAGTTGATGCGCATTTTGTCAACGCTGCGAGCGGAGGCCCCAGTGGACCTCGTCAATTTGTCAGCAGCCTCAGCAGCCTCGCGGGTGTCCTCAGCCATGCGATGTGCTCGCACACCAGCATCACGGTAAGTCTTGTTGGCGGCCTGGATCTGGAACAACTGCACGCCGGTCTGCTCGACGTAGGCGCGGGCAGCATCGCCAGCGGCATCCGTCTTAGCGCGTAGATTGTCTAATGAGTTGGCTAGGTGATCAGCGGGCTTGACTGAGCCAGACATGACATCAGCCATTGCAGCAGTGGCTGCTGCCGCTGCCTCCTGCTCTCGACCCAAATCGGCAAGTGCATTGCCAATGACTTTGATGCCTTCTTGTGGTCCACGACTCAATAGCCGTGACAACTGCTTGCCCAGGTTGTCGGTGTCCTCGTCAGCAAAACCGGCGCGCCTGGCTACTTCATTGAAACCATCAGCCAAATCGTCAAGATATTGGATAACGGTTGCGCCGCCGCGCACCATGTAGCCGATTTCCTCGCCCACACTTTCAATGGCATTTGCTAGTCCCTCAGGACCACCAGCCTGCTGTGTAGCATCCTGTAATGCAATAACCAGGCCTTTGCCGACACTCGCACTTGCATTATCTACAGCAGCGCGCAAGATGCGCTGCGTGTTAGCAAGTCCATCGGAGGTCCGAGCAAAGTCACCAGACGCAGTTGCAGCATCTTGCGTAATTAGTGCCCAGGCAGCCTGAGCCTTGGTCGCAGCATCGAGTTGGCCCTTGGTAGCAACCAGGCCACTCTCTAGTGCATAAGCCTCAATGCGTGCTGCAGACAGATTGACACCCAGGCGGCGCAGCGGCTCGGTCTCACCGACCAGGCCAGAGCGTAAAGCAACAATGGCTTCCTGTACGTCAATGTTGTTGAACGAGGCAAGGTCAGCAGCGAGTTGCACAACCTCAGTGGACAGTCCCGCCGCTTTGCCAGCGTTGATACCCATGGCGGTGAACAAGTTGCCAAAGGTGCCCGTGGCCTCAAGGGCTGCCTGCTCCGACAAACCGAGATTGACGGCGGCGTCCTTGGCAAAGGTCTCAACAGAGCCTGATGCGTCACCAAAGACGGTGCGCACCTTGCTCAGCGATTCCTCAAGATCACTGGCGGCGCTAATGCTTTCGCCGGCAAATCGCACAACACCGTAGGCAGCAGCAGCAGCGGCAGCGGCGATGGCTGCGCCGGCGATCTTCATGCCCTTAGACATTGCGCCGAACTTTTGTTGAGTTTGGCCAGCATTGGTCTTAAGGCTTTCAAGATCACGTTGGACCTTGTTTATTTGCTTATCGTCGTAGTCGCCATAGATGTGAACTCTGATGCCATCTTTAGCCATTAGAGTCCAACCCTTCTGCGTGCCTCAGTGAGTGCTCGCTGCATTTCTTCACGCGCCTTGGGCATACCGACGTAGTAAGCGGGATACAAAAGGCGAGGAATACGCCAACGCTTGTAGCGCCTGTTTATGTTTGCATTGAATGTGTATGAGCCAGCGCGAGTTGCCGTGGAAATCGCATTACGCGTCCCCGCAAGCTCAAAGATTGATGCTGCTGGATCTTTCTGCACTGCTTGATACCCAAAGCCAACTGTGCGGCCTCGTCGGCGAGCGCGAAACGTTGCTACCTTGAGTCCACTCTTGGCTTTTGCTGCGCTGTAAACCAAGTTGCGCACATTTTCTGTGCGGTCTTGCTCAACCCACGAATATGCCCAGTTGCTTAGGGGAGGGTCTGGCACCCTGCTTAGTTCCTGGCGGGCAGCATCAACGACATGTTTAGCGCCAGCGCGCATGTTCTTTTTCAGTTCTTTGCTAACTTCCTTGTCAAACTTCTCAAGGCGATTGATGAAGGCGGCTATGTCGGTATCAATCTCAATTTGCAATGGCATTACTTGCTCGCCGCCTTCCGCTGTTCACCAGCCCGCCAACGCAAATAGCGGTACATGGTCGCCAACATTCGTGGCGATTCGTTAGCCAAATCGCTCGGCAACACCCGCCACTCGTATGCCAAGTGGACTAGGAGCCAGTGGGCGCTTGACTCTCCAAAGGGACCGGGTCTACCGCTTCACCCAGGCTTATGCCGCCAACGGTCTCAACCCACGGGTCAAACTCCAGTGCTGTCTTGCCCTGGCGCTTGAGTGTTTGCCAGGCAAGCCAGACCAAATACTCAAGGCGCAGGCTGTCGGCAAACACCGTGAAGGGCTTGTCAAAGTTGCGCTCAAAGGCAATGAGGTCGGGCGTGGTCGCGTTTACCACCACGCCCGACCCATCGCTGTATTCAACCGACAGGGCAACATTCATCATGGCGCAGAACTCCTTTACAGGGGGCTAAGGGCTGTGGCTAGGCCGTCGCCCGAGTGACGGTGCCCGAAACCGGCCACGTCACCGAGAGAGTTGCGAGATCGCCAACCGAGGACGCGAACGGCTGGTAGGCGTTCACCAGGCAGGTCGCGGTGTAGGACGGGTTGGTTGCTGATGCCGCGCCGCTGGTCGGCTTGATGACGACCGTGGCGATGGTGTTGAGCAGCGGGTACAGCGTGGCGTCCACGCTGGAGCTGCCAAAGTCTTGGTGCCAGTCGAGAGTCAGCGAGGCCGACTTGAGGCCACCAACGCGGGTGCGCCACTCGCCACCAAAGGCAGTGGTTTCCACGTCGTCAGACTCAATGGACAGATCAACGGACGCCAGCGAGGTGCTGAAGTCGTCACCGTTGATGGTGATGCTGTAGTCGGTAGCCACGAACTTGGCCATGGGGTTGCCCTTCTTTCTTAGGTTGCGTAGACAGTCACAACAAACTCAGCCGCCAGGTAGGTGATCTCACCTACCGGAACGGACGAGTAGTTGCGCATTTCGGTTACGCGCAGGTCTTGCACTTCACCGCCTAGAGTCCGGTCGGACTCAATGGCGGTCTTGATGCTGGTGGCTCCTGTGGGGTTGCAGTAACCGTCCAGCAAGTTTTGTGCGGTGCGTTCATCCACTCGACCAACAATGGTCAGCACCACAAACTCGTAGGTGTCAAGGCCGCGCCCGTAGGCGGTGTCAAAGGACACGCTTTGCGGCATGACAATGGCAATGGGCGGGTTGGGCTGGTCAGGCATTGTTGCTGCTGTGCGCAGCCCGCTAATGGCCGCCAGGTTGGTGGCGATGCCTGTGCGGATAGCCGAAATCGTGGCCATTAGGCAACACCAACGTGTTTGACGAAAGGCGCAACAAGTTGGGCCACGTCAGGGTCTAAGCCCTTAGATACGCGCATAGCGCCGAGGTCACCAAAGCCGGCAACACCCAGCGGTGAGTCTAGGCGCTTGAAGATGCGCATGGCTTGAATGACAGCGGCCTGAGTGATCTGCGCAGGGATCGCTGGCCAACCCCAGGTGCCCGTGATGCGCACCGTGGCCTCGCCCCAGGCATATGGCCACAGTCGAGTGTCAATGGCGCGCAAGCGGGTGTAGGGCCAGTCAAGGCCGTCTGCGTAAGCGTTTAGTGGCTCTAGTTGGTAGTCGGTGACGGCCCAGGTGACATCAAAGACTTGGTCACTGACGGTGCTGGATTCCACAGTGATGGCAGTGCCAGCGAGATCGTCCACATGCAGCAGGTAGCCGTTGTCTGGCGCAAAGTAGCGAACCTCAGACACTGTGCCGAAGGTGCGCCCGCAGTAGCCGTCAATGAGTGACGAGGCCGCTGAGCCTGCCATGGAGATCAGCGAGTCATCAACATTGTCAGTGACTCGCAATGCCGCCTTAATGTCGGCGGTGCTGGCGTACAGCGTCATGGTCTCTCCTGACAAATCTCGGCAACGGCGGCGCGTATGTTCTCGGGCGTGGCCTCGCCACGGCGGTAAAGGTTGTCCACGGCCATCTCAACAGCCATAAACATGGCAGCATCAGTTGATGACGAGGCCGTCAGTTCTGTAGCGGTGTCCTTCAAGGCGCGGAGTGACCCACGGATTGATGCTGTGCACACCGACGCCCAGGCTGCGCAATTTGCGCGCCATTGTTTCCAAGGCGCTAGTCCAGATGCCGTAGTGCAGGTGGCCCTGGGGGTGCTCGTAGTCGTCCACTCGGCTTGCGTCATCAAACTCACCACAATCTGCACCGGTCAAAACAATGTGCGCTGCGCCCATGTAGGCAGCCAAGTGCATGGCTAGATGGATGCTCGATGGGCCGATGGTCAGCACGTCGGGATCGCTCGGCCAGTCGGTCTCAGGGTTCCAAGCGCTGTAGCGCTGGGGTGTTGTCGGAACAAAGACAACGTTAGGTTCTATCGCTCGCCCTGGGCTGCGATCACATTCGGGCAGCTGCTCAACCTCAGTGGTGAACACCGTTAGATCGGGGCGATAGCGGGCAATGGCGTCAGCGTCGCTGTGATGGTGGCTGACGCTGTAGAAACTTGGCAAGCCCAACGTGGTGCCGGCGTAGTTCACCGCCATGACCCACTTGTCAGCAAAGAAGCCAGGGTCAATGTGGTTGAGGCTGGAGCCGCTGCCCACGACCCAGCAGGTGTGCCCTGCGTGGGCGTCTTTGTAGCAACGGTGATCTAGTCCCATGACTGCCGCCGCCTAATACCCAGCCGCCACTCACCAGCGGTGTAGTCCTCCATGGATGCCTTGCGGCTGTAGTAGAGGCTATTGGACTGGAAGGTGGGGCCGTTGCGGTCGCTGTAGCCCAGGCGCAGTGTGCTGGAGTTGTCGTGGTGCACAGCAATGTCGGTGCGCACAACGTCAAAGCCAGCGTGCAGGGTGCGCCGCTCATAGTCGTTGTCCTCAAAATAAGCGGGGTGCAAGGCCTCGTCAAACAAGCCAACCTGGCTGACAACCTCGTCACCAAGAGTGAAAGCGCACCAAGGCGGGGAGCCGCCAGATAAGCAAAGGTTAGCGCGCCCTGCCGTTGAGGCGAGCTGCGACAAGCTGCCCTCAGGCCACACGATGTCAAAGTTGGCAATGAGCCACCAGGGGGCAAACGGCGTGATTTTGATGCCGAGATTCCACGAGCCAGCAACGCCGAGGTTGGCGGGTATTGGCAACAGGCTCACGCGCTCAATGCGTCCAGCCCAATCGCCAAGTTGTGAGGGATCAACGCAGCGCCCATTGTCAATGATGACTAGGTGCTCAACGGGGTGGTCAATGCTGGCCACCATTCGATACAGCAACTCAGGCCCAGTCAATATCGGCACAATCAGCGCCGGGATCACAGTGCCTCCAGAACCGGCACCCACTGTTCACGGTAGACGGTGTCTGCGTCGTAAGCCTTGGCAAACTTGATGGCCTCAGCGCTGCGGCCTCGGCCTCGTTGGTAGGCAGCCTCAAGGTTCTCAATGATGCTGGGAACCGATGGGGTCAGCCACCAAGACTTCTGTGCATCGTCCCAAACCGGCTGGCCCTCGCAGATCCAACCGTCGCCGCACAGCTCAGGCTGAGCAGTTGCATTGTTCACGATCACTGGAGTGCCACAGGCTTGCGCCTCGATAGCAGGGATGCCAAAGCCCTCGCCAAGGCTGGGCTGCAACAAGACGTCCATATCTGTGTAGATCGCTGCTAAGACGTTCTGCGGGATGCCGCTGCGGTAGGCGTACTGATCAACAAAGAAGATGCGGTCATCAGGTATGCCGCAGGCGCTGGCTAGTTCGCGCAAGTTGATGCCACCCATAGCGCCTTTGTCCTCGGTGTGGATGTAGAGAACAGCGTCATTGCGCTTTTGCGCCCACATGCCGAACGCCAAGAACATCTCGGGGTAGGCCTTGCGGTTGTAGCCCTGGCGGCCACCCTTGTTGGCTGAGTTGATGCCGACCACAAAACTCTCGCTTGAGATTTCCATGAACTCGCGGCCTGTCATCTTTCTGCCGCTTGCATCAAACTTTTCAGTGGGCTTGAACACCGTGGTGTCAATGGCGTGCGGGACGTAGAAAGACTCAACGCCCTCTCGATCTAGCATCGCCTTGCCGAACTTAGACATGGCAATGGGTGTGACGTTAGGCCGCGAGCACCAGGCCAGCACCTCAGGTGGGCACGGGGTGTGGTCAATCGGCACCCAGGACGCGATTTGCTCAACCATGTCCCACTGCTTGCCCTTGAACACCCAGGTGTCAAACAAGGTCAGCAGGAGCGGCTTTAGGTCTGGATTCTCGTGCGCCCAGGCCATGTAGTGCGCTGGCACCACGTCGTTGCTGTAGAGGTCAAAGCCGCGAGGGAAGTGCTTGATTCCCTGCCACTCAGTGACGGTGCCCTCTAGGCCGTAGTTGCTAGCAATCGCAACCTTGTGCCCAGCGTCGCGCAGGCGGGTTGTCACTTGCGCTGTTTGTTGTCCGTATCCCGTACTCGCATATGGGGAATTTGAACTCCACAAAATTGAGCGTGGGCTGTCGGCCTGCGGGATGCCCGCAGTCTTTGCAGGGTTTCCAGACTTTGCCATGAGCTGTCCTTAGTGTGCGCAGGGTGTGAGGGGGCCGCAGTCCTGCGCGCCCGCGACCCCCTCACGAGGGTTCACCGAGGCTTAGGAAGCGCCACCGATGAAGTATTTGATGTGGCTGGCGATTGGGAGATCCCCATCCACTCGGAACGACGCCCGGAACGTAACGAGACCATCGGCAAATGCGTAGTCATCGCTGCGGTCGAGGCGAATCCCGCCGACCTGGCGCACGTAGTACGACGGCATGTGGCCCGCAATAACGGACTTAGCCGAAGTAGCCACAGTTGCCATTGCCGGGTTCTCAATGAGCGGGTAGCCAACAACGCGGTCAGCAGTCGCCTGATCAAGCGACGGAGAGAACACGTAGTTGCCTGCGCCGTCCTGAAGGGTGCGCATATCCACAATGGCCGAGGTTGAAGCCATCACAGCGAAACCGGGCAGGGCGCGAGCCGCAGCATCGGTGCTGTAAATGAGTTCAATCAGGTTGTCGTAGGTGAAAGCGCCGGACACGCCAGTGCCGCCCGTGACGCCCGAACCAGCAGCAGCAACAACGCCCTTGGGCTTGCTCGAGCCGTCGCCCGTGGTCAGCGCGGAGTTCACGGCGTAGCCGAGAGCGTTGCCGACATTGGTGGCGATCAGATCGGTGATGCTGACCGCTGAGTCCTCAAGCAGCTCAGTCGAGACCTGGGTCAAGAACGAATACTTGTAGGCACCCAACTCCACAAACGAGTTCATGGTGGGGTCGGACTCACCAATGGTGTTGCCCTCAGTGGTGATGGTGCCGGTGCTGTAGGCCGACAGTGACGGAATCTGCAAGGTCTCGCCACCAGCGGTGTTGATGACCGTGCCGACACGCAGCATCGGGCCGACCTCGCGGGCGAGGTACAGAACCTGGTCGTAGAAGGACGTGGGAACCGGAGCGCCCGTGCTGCCCTTGGTGACGTCGCGCTGCTCAAAGTTCACAGTGCGAACCTCGCCGCGGTACAACGACCGGATCAGGTCCTCGTCGGACTTGGGTGCATCGGCAACGGGGGCCGAGACAGTGCGTGCTTCCTCGTGGGCAGCGGTCGCTGAGGCGATTTCCTGCTCACGGGCAGCAAGGCTGCGCATGTCGTCAATGCGTGCCTTCAGGTCGTCCATGTGAGAGAAAGCGCGGTCTACGCCTTCCCGCTCGGTTGCATCGAGGCTGCGGGACTCATTAGCCGCCCGGTCAAGGATCTCCTTGGCCGACTCGTAAGCCTTGGCCCGCTCCTCATGCAGGTGCTTCTCGTAGTCCATGACTACTCCTTTGCATGATGTGTTGGATACGCAGGGGGACAATCCGGCGCGGCTCCGCTGCCGGGATACACCAACGCGGCTCCGCAGTTGGTGATGGTGGAGGTGGTCGGAGTCGAACCGACGTACCCGCTGTGGCCCTGTAGGGATTTAGCAGCGGGGCTTACCAATGCACCCCCGATGAACTAGACGGCCTTAGCCAGCAAGTCCAACTTGTCGCGCAAGACGTTGATTACTTCAGACGCATCAACCGTTGGCTCAGCCTTGACGCGCTGGCGGTCTACAACATCAACCAGCAAGTTGGCTTGGTCCTCGTTGAGTTCATTGCCAGCCTCAAGCGCCGTGAGTGCGTCGGCAAGTGCGTCGGCGTCAGTATCGGTGCGCTGGGCCAGCAATTGCGCCTTGCGAATGGTTGCGCTGGTGGCCTCGTAGGCCGGGAATCCAGTCACAACGGAAACCTCGCGCAATGCAATCTCATTGAGGTAGCGGCGCTGGCCATCGTCGCTCCACTCGTCGCCGCCACGCGGGACGTGAAAACCAAAGCTCATGGAGTCCACATCACCGCGCTGCATAAGCACCGACAGGTCGCGGGCGTAGGAAGTCTCAGGCATGTCAGCCTCAACCTTCAGGCCGCGGTTATCCTCGCTCAAGCGCAGAGTGCCGGCGCGAGTCGAAGCAAGCACCATGGTGTCCTCGTGATTAACAAACATCTTGATTTGGTTACGCGAGGACAGCGTGCGCTCAAACGCTCCAGGTCGGATCTGCTCAATGAAGGGCAGCGGCTCGCTGTCGCTGTTGAACACAGCGGCATAACCAGCAAACGTGCGGATGCTGCCTTCCTCGCGCAACTCCAAGTCTTGGACTTGCACCTGGCGGGTTTCCACCTTGGTCATGGTCTGCCTTTCGTCCTTGATGCGCGCCGCCTGGCGTTCCAGCCAGCGCCTTGCAGGTTCGGGGTTTAGCGGGTTGATGCCCCACAGGTAATGAGCGACGGCACCAGCACCAGGCCAGTTGTCGTTGTCTGGGTCGCTATTTTGAGGGGCGTCAAGGTCGGGCGCGTGTCGAGCGGCCCACGCATTAGCGCGCACTACTTTGTCGTCAGACATCTCGCCGCGAGCCATAAGGCGTGCTTCTCGCAACGTGCCCTCGGTCAGACCGTCGCCGCCGTAACCCTCACGGTTGAGTTCTAGGCCACGCGCCGCAGCATCTTGCACATACTGCGGAACAGTCACAGCGCGCTCGCCGCCTGGTTCCATATCTTCAGCAAGCGACACAGCAACCATCTGGTCTATTGCTGCTTGCTTAGTGGTGTGACAGCCAATGACCTCGCCGTCATCCTTGATCGTTGCCCAGCCGTCGCAACCCTCAGCACTATCGGTGATGAAGTAGGGCATTAGTTGTCCTGCTTCTGAATGAACACGCCAAGCTCTAATCCGTCAGGCTGACTAAGCGCATAGAGTGCTTCACCTGGCAATAGGCGCAATTGCAAAGTATCGCCTGGATCAAGGTGCGGTGCGTTGCCCGTGCCCACTGTTGCGTTTCCATAAAAAATGTATTCATTACTGCTTTTGGTCATGTTGTGCATCGTCACAAATTGTGGTTCAACTGATGGACCAACAACTTGCTGGGCAGCCGTTCCCAATGTCACAAGGCTTGTGTTGATCGTCATGTGATCTCCAACAGCAGCAGCTCGTCCTCGGCCCGTCGGCGTCGGTGTTCATGGTCAATGTGCACGCGAATAGGTGACACGCTCAGACGGCTTGTGCCACGACAAACGCCGCGTGCAGTGGATCTGCCAACCGCACCACCGACAAGGGCACATCGTCCCTGTGGGCGACCCTGTGAGGTACTAGCGCCGGTCGTAAAGCCCTGCGCTACAACCGGCTCGCGCTTGGCTGCCTGGACGTAGTAGCGACGCCCGCCGCCCTTGGTTGGCGTAGGTGTCGGTGGCGTAGGTGTTGGCGTTGTGCCTGTGACAGAACCGCTAGAGGTATTAAATCCCGTACAGGTTCCCGTGATGGCAGGCGTGCCACCAGCAGCGCCACCGTTGGCACTGAAGCCAATGGTGTTACCTGTCAGGCCAGGGGCACCATCTGCGTCACCTGCGCTCGCCTGCGATCCCGTAACTGAGCCGTTGGCGTTCTCAACACCGACCACATTGCCGGCGCTTGTGGTAGACCCAGCAGCACTACCGACCAAGTCAGGGCTGCCCGATGCACTACCTGTGCTCGACGTCGTACCGCTCGCCGAACCGGCGAAACCTTGCGCACCTGCGACGGCGCCCGCGCTGCTACTTGAGCCAACAATGAAGCCGGTGCCTGACCCTCCGAGCACGTTGGTGTCAAGGACACCCAGCGTTTCGCTGTCAAGGGTGAACAGCCCAGCCATGGCTTAGGAGACAGACTCAGACAGATTCCCGGCAGCGATGGTGTAGGTGCCAGCGTTGGAGAACGTCTGCGAGGTATCCAGGGCGCGGTAGCCGTAGAACGTGCCTGCGCTTACTGCTGACCAATAGCCCAGGTGGGTGATGGTTGTGCTGGTGGGAACGTCAAAGACAATCTCAGCGTCTGAGAGTGCCGTGCCGCCACTTGCAGCGGCCCAGGTGATCGCCTCGCGGGTGTAGGAGCCACCAGTCACCTCGTTGCTGCCCGATGCGTTTGGCTCAGCAGTGTGAAGGCTGGCGTAGGCGGCCACGGCTGTCAGCCCGCCAACTTGGGCGTTGAGGCCATTGTTATTGAGCGCCACTATTCCTCCACGATCTCGATGATGTTGCCTGCCGCATCGCGCTGCACCTTGCGAGTGCGCGCAGGTTGCTCAGGCACGCTGACATTGACAACAGGAGCAGGTAGGCCGCGAATCGCATCTGAGATGGCGGTGGCGAACTCGTCAGGGTCAAGGTCGCGCACGGGATAGGCAGATTCAGGGTCAATGGGGTCAAACACCGCTGGGTTCTGCAACTGCACGGTGGGCAAGCCAGTGTGCGCAATGCTGGGCAATCCAACAACGTCGAGCGAGTCAGACGGCTCAAAGCCCAACTGGACTAGGCGCGTGAGCATATTGACGCGCTTTTCCTGCTCAGTGATGTTGGCGGCCTCAACGTTCACGTTGGCCAATGGCACGCGGTAAGCGTCACCGCCATCCACTCGGCGCTGATCTTCCAGCCGGCGCACATCATTGATGGACATGAATCCTGACTGCAATGCGGTGCTGTAGGCGCTGTAGCGGCTTTGGAGGTCACCGCGCAGCAGGCCGTCCATGTTCCAACGCATGAACGCCTCACCCGGCAGAAGCCGCGAGTAGGCCGCCTCCAACTTGGCCACATACGGGCGCAGCGTGTAGGTAGCAAATTGGATGGCGTTTTCCTCGTTGCTGGCATACGACTGAACGCCAGGGGCAGCAACCTGGAGCATGTGCTGCGGGATGCGGAACACCCGCGCCACTTCCTCGACGGCGAACCGGCGAGACTCCAGCATCTGTGCGCTTTCAGGGTCCACGCCTGTCTTAACAAACTTGGCGCCGCCACCCAGGATGCCGATGCGGTGAGACTTAGACACGCCACGGTGCGTTGCCTCAAAGGTGTCCTTGAGCTGCATGGCCTGCTCTTTGGTGAGCATGGATGGCGTTTCCAAGATGCCCGAGGTGACCGAGCCTTGACCAAAGAAGCGGCCCGCAAACTCGTCCATGGCGGCAGCAATGCCAAGGGTGTCCTTGACCTGCTCAATGCGCGAGATACCGCGCAACGCACCTGGGCGCTTAATCTCGGTGATGTGGATCATGTCATCACGCGCAATGGTGATGCGGTCGTCAAAGACAAACTCAACCTCACCGTCAGCGCGGCGGCGCACCTCCACCTTGGTGGGGTCAAGCACCACAAGCGCGGTGACTAGGCCAGCGTTGCGGCCAGCGGTTGAGCGGTACACGCGCACAAAGGCGTTGCCGTCAAGCAGCAGCGACATCATCACCTGGGCAACGTGGTCCTCGCGGGTGGTGCCACTGTCAGGGTTATCCACCCACATCGGCTTAGGCCGGAAAGGTCGGCGCTGGCCGTCCTGCCTGATGAACGTATCAGCAGGCAGTGTGCTGACGGTGTCCGACAGCAGGCGCACGGCTGCGTAGACAGCGCCTACCTTGAGGGCGGTGTCTTGGTTGATGACCGTGCCTGCGGGAGTGCGTGGCGCAATATCGGCACCAGCCGCAAACAGCGATTGGTAGGAAAGCGCACGCGGCTCGCCCAAGCCCAACAGTCGTCCGAGCATTAGTTGTCCTTCCTGGTGGCGGTTTCAACCGCGACACCCAGCAAGACGCAGGCGATGCCGCCGACGATGAAGCCAGCGGCAGGGGCGATAAGCGCGGCACCGGTGACCACAGCGGCAATGCCGAACAACTGCAAGGCGGTGCCCATGCGATCTCCTAAGCAATAAAGAATGGGTCAGGCTCAGCGGGAGCCTCGACGTGCTGCATGGCGCGCTCCAGCGCCATGATGGATGCAACCGCAGCGTCAATCTTGCGGTCAGAGTTGCGGTGCTCTTTGTAGATGCGAACGCCGCGAGCGTCGGACTTCAGCACCGCATTACTAACGTGGCGCGTTAGCCCTGGGTTGCCGTCATGCGTCATTTGTCGCTCCAGCACCATGGTCGTGAAGCGTTGAGTGGCTGGCGTCATGCGGCTCGCTGACTGCGGAAACTCTGTTACCGGCAGGCCCTCGCTGGCAAGCAGCTCAAGCGAGCGTGCCCACAGGTGCGGGTCGGCAGTGATCTCACGAACCGACCAGCGCAGGCACGCAGTCCTGATGGCTTCTTCCACATCAAGAATGGGCACAGTCCACTCTGGTTGCCCAGGTGGTCGCTCCCACAAGCCGACGACTGACAGGTGCGGGAACTCGCCCATCTCGACGGCCACCAGCGCGGTGGCGTCGCGACTGTAAGAACCATCAAGGCCCAGCACAACGTCAGCGCCGTCAGCAATCGGTCTGCCGTCGTGGCACTCGTCCCAGGCGGCCTGAGGCAGCCATTGGCCTTGCAGGCTGACCGGTTGGTTGAACCAATAGCGCAGCCACTCAGACTCTGAGGTCTGCGGATCTTCATACGACTCAGCGATGGCCTCTAGGTCCATCCATTCAGCGGCTGGGCCGTACACCTCGCGCAAGCCGCTCAGGCGGTCGCGCTTGTTCTTCACGCTCCACTTGGCAGCAGCCTGCTTGTGATCGAACAGCAGCGCTGAGTCTTTGGTGCGGCCCTCGGCAACCATCTGCGCATAGGCGTGCGTGCCCTCGGCCACGCTTTCTTCGCCAGGGGCGTACATCGTCGTGGTCTCAATGCACCAGCCACTAGCGATCTTGCGCTTGAGCAAGTTACGCAACACCACTTGGTGCAGGCGCTTGAGTCGAGGCAGTACCCACAGGTGAGTCTCGTCAAAGACAACAAAGGTGGACTTGCCGCCATCCTTGCTGCTGTCAGCAGCCGACTCAGGCGTGATCTGCCCACCAGCGGGCAACACAATGCGCGTCAAGCCAACGTCAATGCCAGGGTGCGCCTCGCGCAACACCTCAGACTGCGAGCACATAAAGCGCACTGCGTCGTAGGTGTTACCGGCTTGGCCGTACTCGGTGGCAAAGCACAACACCTCAGGGCGCTTGACCGGCTGGCCTACAGGCTCGCCTTCTTGGTACTGATAGCCCCACGGGCTGACCTCGCCAGCAGCGGCAAAGTGAGAGAACCGGACAGGGGCCAACGCCTCAGCCACCGCCAAGAACGCCGCCAGTTCTGACTTGGCTCGACCCTTAGGGCGAGACAGAACAGCACGACGCACGCGCCGCTTGCCGTCATTGTTGATCTCATAGGCGCGAATGATGAACGCAGCAAACTCGTCGTCAAGCACGACAGGCTCGCCCTCAATGTCACCAGGACCGTGGCACAGGTGCACCTCAATCCAGTCAATGAGTGCGTAACCCAGGCTATTCATTGACGATAGACACCAGCCGCGCTCGGCGGTCGTTGTTCATGGCGCGAGGGGCGCTGGCTTCCTTAGCCTCGGTCTCCACCTGCATCCGTAGGCGCAAGCGATCCTCAGGCGTGCCGGCGAGCTTGCCGACGCGCAGCCGGATCTCAGCAGCCAGGCCAGGCGAGCCGTTCCACATCTCGGTGTGCAGCATCGCGGTGTCAATCAAGAAGTCCCAGTCAGCGTCAATGAACGTGGCCGCCATTGGTGAGCGCCGCCATGTGTCGTACCAAGCGACAGTGCGGTCATGCCAGGTGAAGTCTGGCAGGTCAGGGCCGCGCACCTGGCCGTCGTCGGCGACCTTGGTAAACTCCGCCTTGCGACGGGTGGTGTCGTTTGGTCGGGATCTTTCAGTCTTAGGCGCTGGGCCTCGTCCAGCCATCTCTACTCCTTACGCGCAGAACGCGATCAAAGCGCAGAGACAACCTCCGAAAGATCGCGTAGAAAAAGTGGTGCGCGCTTGTAGCGGCGCATCGTCACCGTCATGTAACGGTCGCGGTCGTACACCTCAATGCCGTTGCGGCGGCGGCCCTTGCCAACGTGGGCGTAACCGAAAATGTGCAACCCTTCACCTGACGGCGAGATCTCCATGTAAGTGCCACGACAAGCGCGCACAATCGGCTCGGCCCAATCGGCAAGCACGCCATCAACCAGGCAGTGGTCAAGGTCAATGCAGGCGATGCCATCGCCGAGCGCAAAGCCCAAGCCGTCGCCAGCCGCTGATGCGCGTGCACGGTCATAGGTAGTCCAAGTGCGCTCGTCAGTCGAGGACGCAGGCGCGCCGCTCACTTGGATCGGGCGTTTGCGGTCGTGACGCAGCCAGCGGTTGCGGGCAGCGAGGTCGGCCGGCGGCTGTGCGCGGTGAGCTGCAACGCGGCACTTGGTCGAGCAAAACTGCGCGTGCCGATTGCCAGAAAAAGAGCTGGTGCACCACGAGCAACGCATGTGGCAAGTGTAGCAAAAAACCCAATGAATGTAACGGTTTTTTTCGGCATCGCATGTGAGCAACGCACACAGACTTTTGCAGTTGCGCAGGACAAGTTAAATAGAGATCCAAAGCTTGTGCCGTCAAAATGCGTGACAACGCTTTGTTGGGTGCTAAATTCGCAGA